TTTTAGCATCTGTTGCGATTTCAACATAAGCACCAACTTGAACACTATGTGTATTCAATGCTAATGTAGTATCGGCGGTTAGTGTTACAGCTGTTAAACCACTAAAAGCAGGATATGCACCCTGTGAGTCAGATAAATCATCAAAATATCTACCATGTGAACGGCGTAAGGCATTTTTAATATTACCTCTTGAGTCTACACCCATTTTATTTCTCCTATTTAGAATTAATAAATATCCTATGATAGAGGTTAGCCGAAGCCGAGGCTCTATCATTGTATTTATGAAGTGAAAGGTTAACCGAAGTCGAGGCTCTCACCCATCGAATACAATAATAAATATCAGGACACAAAAAAAGGGTGGTATTACTACCACCCTTTTTTCAAGTATAAGGATCGAAATCCCTATTAATGTACTAACTATTAGATATAGTTAACATCAGCTACGACCACTGTACCGTAGAATTCTGGTCTAACCATCTTCTTCGCGTAACGTGTCATCACACCTTTACGTGGTGTAAAGTTCTTAGGATCGTATACTAATGGTGTCATTATCAATGGTACATAAGGAGCGTAAACCGCGCCAGTTTCTAAGAAATTGCTTCCTCTGAAACCAACAAGGATTTTATTTTCCTGCATATAAGGGTTCTTATAAACAGTGTATCTGTTATTAAGAGCACCTACTTTTTGTACACCCATTGCGAATGACTTGTTAGCTGCATCTGCATCTGAATCAGAAGCGTATCCAGGAATAGACTCTATAACTGTTGCTGTTTCAGGTGAAACCACCATGAAGTTAGCACCACCTCTTAGAGTTTTCTGGTGGATAGCGTTTGATACTGATTGTATTTTGTTTCCAAGTGTCTGGAACCACTCACCTTTAGTGTAAGCGTTTGAAGCACCTGAAGACTCAACAAAAGTAGTTGTAGCAGTGTCGTATTCATATCCGACTCTTGCTGACCACTTTTCTTCTTTTGCAGTTGCACTAAGCATTAACATATCAAGGATTTCTAGATCGATTTCCATAGAAATGTATTCACTTAACATAGCTGTCAATTCAGCTTCTGCGTCAACACTATGGTAAGCGTTCAAGTCTTGAGCTAACTCAGGTGACCATACTGCTTTCAATTTACGTGTCTTCGCAACGATTGCGACAGATTTAAGTGAGATGTCGATTTCTGGAATGTCAATATCAGTTTCAGGATTTGCATCAAATCCAGCTGCTGATTGCTCAAAGTCACCTCTAGTTGTGTCTGTTGGTGCTTTGTGGTACTTGACTTCCCAAGAACCTGTAAATGCTGCAAGAGTTGTTCCTGCATTGTTTGGATCTACGATAAACACAACGTTACTTGCACTAAATTTAGTGTAAGCTGGATATTGTGTAGAAATTGAAGATCCGTTTGAACCTGTAATAGAGAAAGCTCTTACACCTTCTTCATCAAGGTTACTATCAATACTTGCTTTAGGTACTACTAACCTAACCAAGTTACCAGCTGCTATAGAAGCAGATAGATCTGGTTCAAAGTCAACGTGTGCCCATGTTGCAGATGAAGAAACTAGTGAACTAGCTTCGTTAATCGTTGCACGGTTGTCGTTGATTGAGTATCCAAATTTACCTGAGCCATAGAGACCGCCCGATGCGTCAGCGTTTGACTTAGAAGTGTTACCGAAAACATCACTATTTTCAGTATGTTGACCTGACTGTGCAGTGCCATACTTGAAGTCAAGATAGAAGATAAGTCCACTTGGTAGGTTCATAGGCTGAACACTAACAAATTCCTGTGCTGCTAACTC